TTCATCTGTATCATTTGCGGTACCAGCACCAAATTGAATTTGTAATGATCCCGAATCTAGAAAACGTGTAATAAATCTCCTTTGTACTTGTTCTAGCTGGAGTAGATATGGTGTATCTCCTTGGTATTGGGATAAATTTGGATCATTTGGGTTTGTATTTTTAATAGATTTATAAATACATTCTTGCGCTAAATAATCTACCTCATACCATTCATTATTATCAGTATCAGTAATGTCTAATATACCTATAATATTTTCAGTATTAATATTAACTGTTGAAAATTGTTGTGGGGTACCAAAAGAAAATGTAGTTGTATTAATAGTAGATGATATTGCTTTTCTTGTTTTTTTCAACAAAAAGTATGTTGGATTACCTCCAGAAGTAGAAAAAATTGAAACTTCGGTTGGATCTCCTGAGCTTGAAACAGAAAAATCAATTGGGTCTTCTATTAAAAAATTAACATTAGGTGACGAAGTTGATCTAACGGTTGAATTTTGATTTATAAATAAAGAATAATCAAAATCAGGAATATAGGTAGAACCTGATAGTTTAGCAGGTACTTGTTGGTAAAATGAAATAGGTGCTGTTGCTACTTGAGTTACATTTGGTTTGTAACCAAACATATAAGCTAACTCATATAAATTATTTGTTTGACGAGCATATTGCACATATGTTTCTTGGATCTGATTGTCAAGATAAAATGATAAAACATCACCTACATAAGCAGCCATCTCCATAAACATCATACCGGGTGATGCTGGAGTAAAATCATTGTAGGTTGTAGGAAAATAAGTTTTAGCATAGTCTACTAAACTAGCTCTTAATTCGCTAAAATCCCTATTAATATATTGTATATTTTTATTTTTTGTGGCCATTATGTAAATGCTATTTCTAATGTATCTGTAAGACCTGTATCGGCAATGTTATATTTCAAAACAACGTTAATTTGATTAATATCTGGTAGTGAATCTATATTTAGTGAAAATATTATAACATTAGGAAAATATAATCCTATTTGATATTGGATATCTTCTTTTAAGGAATCTAGATTATTTTCGGTAATTTGTTGAAAAATATATGCTCTTAAATCACCACCAAATGTTGGATTTAAATATCTTTCGTTTTTATTAGTTAAAAAGAAATTAATTAAATTAACCTTAATAGATTCTTTAGTAGTATAAGTTGTTTTAAATACACCAGGAGCATTAAAAGGGATAGACACACCAACACCTGTACCAGGTCTGGTGTCTATAGGAAATATTTTCTTTGCTCCGAATGCCATTATTTACTCATTAAACCCATTATTGTATCTAATCCTACTTCACCTGGAGGTAAGGTTCCATTAATATTATCGGTTGGTTGTGGTTGAAATTCATTTACATATTGAGATGTTGCTGCTCCTCCATTTTGCATTTCACCTAAAATACCACCAAACATTGCTTGTCTTTCGGCAGCGTTTAATTGTTTTGGTTTGTCAAGGTGTGGTTGAGCATAAGTATCTCTTATACTTTCGGTTACAACTGTTTTAGGGGCGCGTACGGCTTCCAACAGGATATCTTTTAATTCCTCTTGGATAGCTTCTCTTACAGCGTCCTTAATAATTTTTTTAAATTCTGATGGTTTCATTGTTTATAAATATTAAGATTAATAAGCTTTTAAATTATCTCTATCAATTATTAGTTTTAATTCATTGATTAAAGTTTGATCATCTGTTGTAAATGATAACTCGGTTTGGATTAGAGTAATACCTTGTTGGTTTTTACCAAGTGCACGTTTACGATTTACAGTAGGTGTGTAAGGTATTATTTCTATTTCAATTATAAAACCTTGATAGGTTGATTGATTTTCATTTTGATTGGTATTTACCTGTAATTGAGCATCTGATATATCTTGGATTTCTTTAGATATGGGAGTAAGATCATTATTTGAATTTGGTACTTGTGGGTCACATTTCTCTAAAAATGTGTCTATTGATTTTAATAAAGTTGCAGCGTTTAATATATAACTTCCCACAATAGATGCTACTAAAGCTGCACCTCCAATAATTGAATTTAATTTTTGTAATCTTGAATTACCTTTATCATCAATAAGAGCTGCTTGTTTGGCACTATTTAAAGTATTTAAAAGTGGAGGTAAAGTAGCAGCTAATGGTGGAAATGCTATTGCTGCTACTTTTGCTGCTATTTTTGCAAGTTCTATTCCATTTAAAACTCCTTGTAGTATATTTAAAAATGTAGAAACACCTGTTAAAGATATTGTGATGATATTTAATGTTTTACCTATTTTATTTAATTGGTTTACTATTAAATTTCTTTGTTGTCTTATTTTATCTAAAGTTGCTTTATCAGGACAAGTATTTTGATCTGTAAATTCCTTTATATATGTTGCTATTAAATTTTTTAAAGCAGGTTCAATTATTTTTTTAACTTGATTTCCTATTACTAATAATAATAAAGGTAATTTAGCAATACCCATTGCCTTTAATTCGGAGGGGGTAGCACTTTCAATTTGATTAACATCTACACTATTAACATCCTGTTGATCTAATATTAATTGATCATCAGCTGCTTTTTGTAATCTTTCCTGTTCTTGTTCTTCTGGAGTGATAGTCATTATACCGTTTTAGAAGTGTTAGATTTTAGTTTTTCAAGATTACCTTGAATTACTTTTAACTGTGATGATAATTGATCTGCGGCAACATTTAAAGGAACAATAAAAGTTCCAGGTGATGTAGATGTTATAGTAGAACAAACTTGCAAAAATGCACTTAAATTATTAATTAAAGTGTCTAAAGTGGCAATTGTTTTATTACCCAATAATATAGGTTCAGTTGCATTTTTTGAACCTAAATATACATTTCCCGATTGTATAGTTAAGGAGGGTGTGTCTATATTAACACCATCTATAGCATTTAAATTAATTGATTTTTTAGAACTTAATAAAATATGATCTTCAGTAGTATTAAATACTAAACGACCTGAGTTTATAATAACCTGTTTTCCAGCATATTGGTCTGGGGATTGTGGTGGGTTAGATTTATAACTAAAATAATTTACAGATGATGCCTTTAAAGGTATTTTTTGAGTACTTGAAGCATATATTGAAGACTCATCATTATTAATATTTTCTATTGTTGGAATCCAACCTTCTTCTGTTTGAGTACCTTGACCGTTTCTAATAATTAAAATAGGATCCCCATCTGTACCTACTGTAGACCAATTATTTGGTGTATTTTTTACAGTAGAGCCTATACGAATTGAATTACCCCATCTACCTTCTTCAAGTACATCACCTTCAAAAGGTAATAATGGATGTATATTAGAACGTTCTTTAAATGTTTTACCTAAAAATATTTCAGTTGATTGATCTGTTACTCTTCTAACATTACCTAATGTAGTTTGTGCATAATCCTTTTGCTGTGTAGGAGGTAAAGAATTAGGTGTTGTTGGAAAAGCATTGTGATGTGGATGGTTCCAAAGTGAAACTATATTAATATAGTATGAAATTGAATTTGAAGATATAGTTGCAATATCTGTATTGGGGAGTGAAAGAATATAAACAATCTCATTAATTAAAGGTAATGTTTTTAAATTACCGGTTAATGGTCTAGCTATTGGTAATGAAGGTGAGGGTAAGGGGTTTGTAACATCCTCATATTCAATAATCCCTAAACCATTCCATTCACCTAATTCTTGAAACCTTGGATGATTTTCATCTAAAACAATACTTAATACTCTAACAGCTCTAATTAAATTAGCTTGGGCAATAGCATTTGCTACGTTAAATCCATTATTAGCGTTAGCATTAAGGTTTTGATTTAGTGCTGAAAATCCGTACTTAGCCATTATTTATCTCCTTTTAACTCATTCATAGCAGATAATAGTTGTTCTTTTTCTGAATCTGATATTGTTAAATCTCCATTTGATGATTGGGTTTGCATTGCACGTTGTGCTAATGCAGCCATTTTGATTAAAATATCATCATTTTTAACACTTATATCCATGTATTCCTTAATTAAAGGAACCACTAAAGTGGCATCACCTATATCTGAAATAAGTGGTTTTAGCTCATTTATAAGAGCTGTTACTTGTTGGTCTTTTTTCTTTTGGTTATTGTAAATTTCCTCCAATAAATGAGAGAATTTTTTCTTTCCAAAAACAACGTTATCGAATTGTGACATAAATATACAATTAGTTTATTATAAATATTAAAACTAAAAATTTGTATATCCATGTTCTAAATAAAATATGTAATTTTCTTTAAAGATGCTATATAGCTGATTTGCTATTTTAGTAATTTTAGGAGTTTTAACATCTATTATTTCACGGATGTAAATATAAAGCGCTTTTTTATTGAAGATATCTAAATTTTCTCGGTTTCTAAATAACTCAAGAATAGCATCTGCTATCTTAGCATCGTATTCTTTTGGGAATAATTTAAAAATATTTTGACTACAGTGTTCTGTATAGATATCTATAAAATGTGATAAACGATCATTATGGGATGAGTCATCTATAATATAGGAATGTTTTTCATCATCTTCAAGAACTTCAACAGGTGCTGTATCTATACGTTTTTTGTAATTTTTCTGGTTTGATAAAATTAGATAACGTTTAGCTATAGTTCCAAAATATGAAAATGCTTTAGCACCTTTTGAAGGATCAAATAAATGTATTTTTGATAAAAGGAATGTTATTACCTCATGTTGTAAATCCTCAATATTATCAACCTCAGTATAATAAAATTTAAAAGTGTGGATAATGTTTTCAGTTAATTTGAAAAAACCATAATGAATTTCGTCATTATAAATTCTACTTTTTAATTCAAAATCAGTAGTATTATTATAGAGTACAATAGCATCCTCAGTTGCTTGAGTGAAGTATTGTACTCCTTTTTTTCTTTTCTTAACTACAACCCCTTCCATTACTTAATATTTTTAATATTGAAAGAATTTAATACAGTTTGAATGTTTTGGATTTGGATAAAGAAAAAACCTACCTCGTCATCAGATTTAAAGCTACCTTTAGCATCAACTTCCTGCATTTTTTTATCAGACATTTCAATTATATCGGATATTTTATTTAGGTAAGCCATATACCCGGAGAGGATATCTTCTTGTTTTTCGTTTTTTCTTAATAGGTTAAAAGTTGTATACCCTAAGGTAATAACTAAAACCGATAATACTGTTATTATAATTATCATAAGTTGTCTAATAAAGTTTTAAGCCCTGCATTTTTCAATGAACCCAATGCTTTTGATTGAGACGATTGTTTTGAGGGTACTTTTTTATTTGACTCTAAGATAAAATTTTTCTTTGGGGCCTCCACATTACCTTTAAATTTAGGTAACCATTCACGTTCAAATTCAATACGAGCAGCCATTAAATCGGCCTGATGTAATATAAATGGGAGTGAGGTACGGGGTTTTTGTTCGGGCATAAATGACATAAGATATTTCTTATTCGCATCATCGTATAAACCATCATGAGTCTGGATTGCTATCATTTCATTGAATGTATACGCTATTCCATGCGATTGTAACATAAATAATCCACGGTCAGGAACCGAGGCAAATGGTACCTGGGTATTGAATTTATAATCCTCTCCTAGTTTTTCTCGTCTCCATTTATCATCTTGAGGAATATAAGACTCTTGTGTTTCATCCCCCATTTTACCCAGGTCATGGTTAAGGGCAGAGAATACAAGTTCTTCTATAGTAAAAGTACTCATATCTGCTCCCTCTTCATCCCAGAGATCACATTGTTTAATAGCACAACGAATAACACGATTAACATGTTCTACATACCCTCCAGGAAACGCATTGTGATACTCCTTCTTATGAGCAGCCGGCATCAATACGATTCGGTCCTCATACTTTGTGTAAAATTCGATTAATTTCTCTTTACGGGGTGATGATATATAAGTCTCTATATACCCCATCATTACATTCCAATTTTCTTGGATCTGTTCGGCTGTCAATTTCATAACTGTTTATTTTGGTTTTAATTAAAATGTATTTATCTCTCCCGGACCTAATGGTTCCTGTTGGATAAATGACTTAGCATCGTCGATTGATTCACGAAGGGTAATTAATACCTCTTCTACCTGTTCTCTCGTTCCCCCTCGGTTCAACATAAATCTTAATTTCTCAACCTCCCCATCTGCCTTCTCTAACCTTCTCATTATTATTTCTCTATTTTTCATACTTAATTTATTTTCTTTGTTTCTCGTATCTAGAAGTTACGAATAATATTTCATGAATCCTAATTAAACTATAAAGTAAGTTGGAGAAAGTTTTGTATTGATTTAAGATGCGCACATTTTTCATACTCTTCAAACTCTTCAAAATACGATATAGTAAATTTTATATAGGTTTCTAAATACTCGTCCGCGTAATGTACTAAAGCTTCTTTACACTTCCAATCCTGAAGATCAATCTTTGATATCCAAAACCATGCCCTGTTGTAAACTATAAATTCACCTGCTTTTTCAACATCATAAGTACTAAGTTCCTCTTCCTCCATTTTTGAGAAAAAAGATACTACCTCTTTATTAAATGTTCTATGGTTATGGATAAGTTTTTTAAACATACCCACCCAGAATAAAGGATGTTCTTTATAATCTAATAATTGATCAACCATTACCGCTTTTTCTTTAAGTGAATCCGGTTCTTTATTATCAAATAATCCAAATATTTTATTAATGTCCATGGATGTAAATGTGTATATAACTTGTTTTTTAGCGTATATAAACGCATACCTATTAAAATTCACATGGGTATGCGAGTAAAATTATTTATAGGGTAAATATGATGTTTTACCTTTAATTTTTACTGCTTTTAAAATCTGTTTTCTCTGCTTTCCCGTTGACTCATAAGATACATGCACCCACCCAGGATTTTTATCTGTACCAAATTCCCAAATCATTTGATCAAATACTAAATTGTCTTTAATAAAATCAAAAATTTGTTTATTTGTAATTGATGTTCCATCCATATCAATATCAATTGCTTCACCTTGACAATGTTGTGAGGTTAAACTCCCTCCAATAGCTTTATTTAGAGCTTTACTTCTATAACCAGATGAAATGTATATAGGAACTCCAAAGTGATCCCTAATTGGCTGAAATACATTTTCAGCTAATTTTTTAAAGTTTTCAATATGTTCTGGAGTAGGCATATTACTAATGCCTTTTCTCTTTGCAGTTTCACTTCTTATTACTTCTGCTAATACTAAATTCTTTGATAATTGCATTATTTTTCCTCGTTATCGTCTTTTTTAGGTACAAATTTTTCAATAACCGTCCCAAATACAGTAGATATAGTCAAATATTGAACTGCATTTACTGCTATTTCTTTAAATTTATCACCACAAGTGAATAAAAACGTAACCAAAGAAATAAAACCAATGGTACCCAACACACGTTTGTGCGAGGTACCAGTGGCATTTGAAAACATATTTAAGAAAAATTGTTTCATTATTTTTTAACTAAAACTGACCACGCACCACCTATTAAAGTGATTAATGCTCCACTCAATTCGGCAACCATAGCATCGTCTACTAAACCTTTTGCTACTAAAAGACCACCAATGAATGTCAATGAGTGTCTTAATACTCCTAATACTTGTTCTTTGTTCATAATAATTTATTTTTTAAATTGTGATTATAAATATGAACAAAAAAGGGGCAAATGCCCCTTTAATAAAAAATTAAATTACTTGCGGAAGTGGTAGGATTCGAACCTACGGACCTGTAACAGTCAACAGTTTTCAAGACTGCCGCATTCGACCACTCTGCCACACTTCCATTTCTATTAATCTACTTATACCATTCTGCATATCCTACCTGAAGGCATTCTAGCAGTGAAGCATCTTTAAATTTTTCTTTATGAGTAAAGGCTGATTTAATTACTTCCAATTGCAACCCATAAATATTAGCCCTAGTAATAATATTATCACACTCATTATCAAATACAGATTCTTCTAAGGCTTTTGATTCCATTGCTCCCATATATTAAAATCCTAATTGATCTAATCTGTCTTCAATTAATTCTATTTCTATTTGTAGTTTAGCATATTCATCTACTATATGAAGTCTATTGGGATTATTTGGGTGGAACTTCCAAACTTCATCTTTTAATTCATTTAAAAATGCTAACTCATTTACTAATTCGTTTTTTAATTCGTTCATAACTTTTTTTTTATTTAATTTAAGGAAATTGCGTTTATTTCATGTTTAATTGTGTATAACTCGTCGTCATAATCCTCAAGCATATCCTCTAGCGCTTGATTATAACCACGCATATAGACAAACTCCTCTTCGGAATAATCTCTTGAAGGTATCAACATCTCTAGTCGATTTTCTTCAATGGTTTCTAATAGTAATTCTTTAAATTTATTCATAACTCTTATTTACGTGGTAAATATACGAACAAATCATCGGGTAGCCAAATCCTTACACATATCTCTTTCCAATTTCTTCAATAGTTTGTTGGGCTTCATCTAAAGAGATTTGAAAAAACTCTCTATTATGATTAATACGGTAAGCCTCTAATTTATGGTGTACTTCCTGTTCCAAAGCAAACCCATTATAACAATGGAATGCCCATTCCACTTTCATAGGAACAATAACCCCCGTAGCATTTGAAATTTGCTTAGCTCTCTCTTCAGGAGTATTTTTAGTATACCCAATTTTATAATAACCGGGCATAGTAGGGTTAGACATAATGTAAACCCAAGAGTCAAAATCTCCATCTCTATTAGTATACATAGCAGTAGGACGCTTAGTATAATATGTAACATCCTCCCAACCATCACCATCAGGTGAAGGGGTTAAAGTAAAATAATAAGCACTAGCCATTCCTTTAGATGTAAAGTCATCACCACATGGAATATATTTTTGTGCTTCTTCAATCGTAATTCTTTTCATAATATTCTTTAATTTAATCCGCAAATGCTTTGCTAACCATTCTAATACATAAATCCGTATATACACAATATACAAGGGAAATGAATTGACGTGCCCATGTCAAAAGGCACGCCAAACATTTCATATCGATCTAAACATTATGCATATTGCAAAGCTAGATCGAACAATTTAGAGTTGATTTCGATATCTTGTTTGAAGTTTTTAATCTTACGGGCTTTACGGACTTTATTATTTGAAAAATATGTAAAATCACCACTCATGATCTTTTCTTGAACGACATTGAAAACACTCCATACATCATCACCATTGTCCTCTCTACGGACTGGATTCAATATTGATTGGAGGTCAAAAGTGAATCTTTTGGATTCATCTCCGAAACGGAGCTCTAGGGCCTCTTGGGCAAATTCGAGGGCCTGCTCTTGAGATAAAATGGTTTGTTTCAATGTGTTCATTGATTCAACAGTTAGGGGTAAACGGGCAACCATCTCGTGGATATTTATTTGAAGGTCTTCAAACGTATACCCCATATGTCTCATTTTAACATCCTCGAAAGTTTCAGTAGCTATTACTAAACCATTTTCACAGATCATTCTAAATAAACCGGCTGTGAAGGTAAATGCATTTTTACCATCATGTGAATTGGTTAATAGAATTTGTGGATAAACAGTATCTCCACCTGCTCCTTCAATAACAACCTCCGGGTTACGGAACACAACTAAATGTTTTTGGAAACCAACATTTTTACGGGCTCTTACCTCTTTAGCATCAACAACATCCCATCCTAATAATCTCATATCCTCGATTACTCTTGTAGTTGGAATGTGGGTATAATGTTTAGAGACATTATCCGCAGATGTGGTTGTGAATACTGAAGGAGCAATTGATTTAATCTCCTCGTTTGACATGAATTTTGTGCTTTCTAAATTTAACATAACTTTTATTTTTTATTATTTCTTATTACTCCCGGAATATACGAACAAATCCTCGGGTATCCAAGTCCTTGCGCATAAGTCTTTAAATATAATTATTTATTTTTTTACTCTCCATTGTCCTTTATCTGTTTGATATAACTTATTTAATAAATTTTCATCTATAACCCATCCTTTATGATGGGGGTTTTTTCCTAAACTTACCCTATGTAATGCCCCCTCATCAGCCCAATCATATTTTTTAGCTAAGTGATGACATTTACCATAAAATTTATCTTCATTAGGGTGATAAAACCATTTTTCTGTTTCTGGAGTGCCTTTATCCAGGGTTGAAACATGAGTAATACAAATTTCTAGATTAGAACCATTATTAAACATTTCAACAGCTTCATTATACTTTCTAAATCCTACAGGATTATTTCTCTGCTGTCTAATATGTCTTACTTTAGGATTATTTTTAAATTCTTTTTGAATTAGACTCCAATATGGGTTAGTTACATAAAAATCAACTTTATCAGCAATTTCAAGTAATTTATTTACTTTATTTATCACACTACTAATCCAATTATCTAATTTTTCTTGAGACCAATCACCTTCTATTTTTACTCTAGATACTTTAGGTAAATGAATTGAATCATAAGGTTCTATTGTAGTTGTAGGTAAAATTAAACCATGCTGAGATGATAATATTAGATATTTATCATAGGCGGTGTTAAATAAATCTTTTTGGGCTCTAAAAACATAAGATTTACTATACATTTCTTCAGCAGAACATGTATAATCTTGTTTCATTGAACGGCAATTGGTTATAGCTACTATCATTATTTTTTCCAAGCCTTTTTTTCTTTATTGCCTATAGGTTTACCATTTGAAGTTGAATCTAATTCAAACATTTGATATAATTTTTTTTCAAATTTTTCTACTAAACTAGTTTGTCCTTCTTCAACTTCACCTAAAATATTTTCTGTTATATTATCAATCATTTCATTGACTGGATCTAAGTATATTTTCTCGGTAGGTTGAGGTGGATTCATCTTGTTAAGCAATGTTTGAAGTTGCTCTAGTTCTTCTGTGTTTAAATTCTGTATATTCATCTTATTTATTTTACTTTATATGCTGACCAAACCTCTCTATTTAATCTCTTACTATCATTCCAATTTCCCATAACCTCTCCTTCCACTAGAGCAAAAGCATGAGCATTTACTATTACAATGTATTTACCAATAGGAAATTTCTTTATAAACTCTTTAACTTTATAGCGAACCTGGAGTGTCTCACGTTTTTTAACAAATGCTGATTTCTCATTGCTCCACCTTGTAACTTTAGATTTCTTAACACGTGTTATTCTTCCATCCTTACCTATTCTGTTAATCTTTTGACCAAACGCTTGTTTGATTTTAGGTAAATAAATACCTGTGTAAGTACCTTGTCCACTTACTCGGTTCAATTTAGTCTCACAAAAATGATGAGCATCAACATAATCAACACCAAATGAATGTTGTACCGCTCTTACAACACAATCATTATCCTCACTTTTACTGAGAATATCTGTAGCGGCCTGCTTACTGCCTAGTTGTTTAATTAATTCTCTTGCTTTACTCATAACCTTTATTTCCTTATTACTCCCGGAATATACGACCGCTATTTTGGGGAACCAACCCTTCTCGTATATACTTTATCGATAATGGAAGATTTGTTTAAAAGAGAGATTTTGGATCTACGAATTTTTATCCTTTTTTGCATTTTGGGTCTTTTATTTTAATTTATGGG